GAAAGATGTCTAGACCAAGGGCATGTAGCTCCTTCTGACTTTCTTGGTTTCAAGAGGTCAGCGTGTCTCCCGAGATTCCTCTCAGGTTTCACAGAGCTAGTCTTCGACCGTAGTGATGGTCGGTTACTTAACGTCCCTTCCATAGATGCTATCCACTCTGTGAGGCAGATTGCTAATCTGTTCAGCAAAGTTGAGTTGCCTTGTACTGAGTACAGGGTCGCTCAAGCATTTATGAAATACGTTGAGTGCGAAAACCACGTCAGAGATGTAGATTTACGTCTTTCTGCGCATGATCGCGACAGATTTAGGCGTATGTCTACGCTCGCTTGGTCTAACGTTTTTAACCAAGTAGATCGTGAGATCTATGATGGTAACGTTATCCCCAAGCACGGCCCTGGTGCCACCGCTGACAAGTTGCGTGCAAACGCAAAATATCAGCAAACAAGGTGGCCCCAGCGTCTGGAAGAGCTATTCCCTTCTGGGGATTATCTCTTCCCCTCTTGGTCCCATTTCTTGGAACATCAAGAGGATGTTGACATGGTTGATCCCGGTTCTGAGTTACCCGTTAGGGTAATTACAGTTCCTAAAACACTGAAAACACCGCGAATCATTGCGATTGAACCTACCTGCATGCAATATATGCAGCAGGGGATCTTGCAATTGTTCACGTCCATTATATCACAGGATGACATCTGTGGTAAAATGGTGAACTTTGATGATCAAGTCCCTAACCAGGAACTTGCTCGCAAAGGCTCCCTTACAGGAGCACTTGCTACACTAGATTTAAGTGAAGCAAGTGATCGTGTTTCCAATCAGCTTGTTCAAGACTTGACACATCTTCATCCCTGGTTAAATAGGGCTTTAGATGCGACTCGTTCGAGGCATGCTGATGTACCTGGTCACGGGGTAATTCCCCTAGCCAAGTACGCGTCTATGGGATCCGCTCTCTGCTTTCCCATCGAGGCAATGACCTTTTTGGTCGTTGTCCTCTTAGGGATCGAAAGAGGGCGTAACCGTCCACTTTCCAGCAAGTCCCTTAAAAGACTTGTTGGCAAGGTGCGCATCTATGGTGACGATATTATTGTCCCCGTAGAGTCGGTGCGTTACGTTGTGGAGGAGCTAGAAACTTTTGGGTTTCTAGTAAACTCGCACAAGTCTTTCTGGACTGGGAAGTTCAGAGAGTCTTGTGGTAAGGAGTATTACGACGGGCATGACGTAAGTTACGTCAAGCTACGCCGGATGCTCCCTACACATCGTAGGCACGTTCCTGAGATTATCTCGCTTGTTTCCTTCCGTAACCAGCTTTACAAGGCTGGCTGGTGGGAAACTTGCAAGT